TCACAACGTGAACGCGGCGATCGTAGCCGACAGCAAGCCCATTGCACGTGAAATCTTCATAGACAAGGTGAAGTTTGCATACGATAACCTGCCTCAGTTTGTTAGAGATATGTGCCCTGCCTACAGGGATAACGTACATGAAATGCGGTTTGCAAATGGTTCTGTTTTTAGAGTTGCAACATCACTACGTGGCGGAACCCTACAGTTATTGCATATCACTGAATTTGCAAAGATTTGCCAGGAGAATCCGTCCAAGGCTAACGAGATCGTTAGCGGTGCTCTTAACGCCGTCCAGGCAGGCCAGTTTGTGTGTATTGAATCAACTGCGCGTGGACGAGAAGGTCACTTCTATAGCCTGTGTCGTGAAGCTCAAGCACTGCAAGACGCTGCCAAGCCTCTAGGCAAGCTGGATTGGAAGCTGTGGTTCTTCCCATGGTGGAAACATCCAGATTATGTCATTGATTCAATAAATGTATTGATAACTAAAGACATGGAGCGCTATTTTGAGGACTTAGAATGTAAAGACATTATTTTAAGTCCAGAGCAAAAAGCGTGGTATGTAAAGAAGATGCAGACGCAAGGCGAGTACATGAAGCGCGAATACCCTTCAACACCTGAAGAGGCATTCGAGTCTGCAAATGAAGGCTTCTACTTTGCCAAGCAGATTACACAAGCGAGACATGACAAGCGCATCTGCTACTTGCCATATGACGACAATGCGCGCACATACACCAGCTGGGATATTGGAATTGGGGATGCATGCGCTATTTGGGTGTGGCAACTGGTCGGTAAAGAGATCCACTGCATCGATTATTACGAGAATACTGATGAGGCACTGGCGCACTACGTTAAATGGCTGAAGAGCAAACCGTACATCTATGAGAAGCACTTCCTGCCACATGACGCAGCTGCGCGCGAGAAGGGATCAGGCAAGTCATTTGCAGACATTGCGCGTGACCAGGGATTAAAAGTGGATATTGTTCCGCGCCAGTCTAATGAGATATTCGGTATTGAATGCCTGCGTAATATGCTACCGCGCTTTTTCTTTGATTATGTGAAATGCGAAAAAGGGCTGAAAGCGGTAGAGAACTTTCGTAAAGAGTGGAATGAGAAGCTGGGATGTTACCGCGAACGTTCTTATCACGACTGGGCATCACACGGTTCAAAAGCGCTTATCTATGGAGCCGAGTCTATACAGCGCTTGGTGGGCGGTTCGGGCATGTCTGCAGAAGAATGGCGCAGGATGAGAAAAGAATGGATTTAATGACTTCATCCAAAGGGTAGCATGTACGCATTACAAGCAGATGGAAGCAGTCACAACTCGCCCGATCATAATAATAAAGTTTTTATGTGGCAGCAGTTTTTCTATGATGCCTATAGAACTTGGGGTGTTTACTACGCTGCAGCATACCGTGACTTGCGTATGTACGCAGGCGATCAATGGTACCACAATGAGCGCATTAAGCTGGAAAGACAGAACCGCATGGTTCTGCAACTCAACAAGGTCAAGCGCGTAGTCAACCTCTATTCTGGATATGAGCGCGAGAATCGCACGCAGACTGTAACGACGCCAGTAGAGGGAAGCGATGCAGAGACTGCTGACCAGTTCTCAAATATCATGTATTACACCTACGAAAAGGGCAATGCAGATTACATCATTTCAGAAGCATTCGAACATTCACTAAAGACTGGATTATCCATTGTTGGAATATACATGGATTATACACATGATAAAGTGAATGGAGATATAAGGTTTTATTATAAGCCATTTAATGCATTAATGTTAGATCCATACTTTACTAAAAGAGATCTAAGTGATTGTGATCAGGCATCTACAAGAGATCTATTCTCAAAAGAACAAGTAAAGTCATTGCTTCCATGGATAGAACCAGAAAGAATAGATAGTATTCCGACTGGAATACGAGATAACAAATACCAGTACTTGGGAATATATCGACAGTACAACTCAACTTACATAGCCCGCAATCTGGTCACATATGACCAACATTGGCGCCGCATCTCTAAAGAGCAGAAGTACTTGGTTGATGAAGAGACCGGCCTTTCAGACGAGTGGTTCGGCACGCGTGAAGAAGAGAAAGCGCTTAAAAAGACATTGCTGGAAACGCCAAATCTCAAGCTGATCACGTCGCATAAACGCACAATCGAGCTGAATATCATCGTTGGTGGACAGTTACTCTATAGCGGTCCTGATCCGACTGGGCTGGATACGTTCCCTTTCGTTCCAATAATTATTTACCATGAACCCTTGATAGACACATACGAATTAAAAATTCAAGGTATAGTCCGGGCTGTGACTGACGCTCAAAGGCAATATAATCGTCGAAATAGCCAAATAATAGATTTAATGGAATCGGTAATTAATACTGGATGGATCACCAAGAATGGTGCGGTGCTTGATCCAACAATGCTTCTACAAGCAGGACAGGGAAGACAAATCGTTGTAAATGACGGATACGATGTTAATGCAGATGTGCGAGAAATTAGTCCTCCTAATATACCGAATGGCTATCTCCAGTACACCGACATCATGGATAAGAATATCTTTGAAATCGTTGGAGGATCTGAGGAATTGCTCGGCCTCAGCGCAGTTGGGGACTCTCAAGTTTCTGGCAAGCTTGCTGAGGTTAGAGCTTCAAACGGCCTTAAAGGCAACAGAGCTCTTTTCGATAATCTTGAACAGGCTAAGAAATTTCTTGGAATGATCGTCATTGAGTGCATTCAAAAGAATTATCAGCCTGGAAAGATCGCCCGCATCATTGGTGAAGAGCCCACCGAGGAATTCTTCTCTGGTCAATTTGGGCAATATGACTGCGCTATCAAGCAGGCTGTTAAGACCTCAACGCAACGCGAAGCGTACTACTATCAACTGCTTCAACTGGTCGAGATGGGTGCGCCTATTCCATGGGAAGACTTGCTGGAAGTGGCACCTCTCCAGGGCTCAACCAAGCTGCATGAGAAGATGGCCCAGCGTGCTGAACAGCAACAACAGCAACAGCAGAAAATGGACGAAGCAGAACAGATCCAGAAAGCACTTGAAATGTCGAAAATTGATCAAAACACGGCATTGGCCGAGGAGCGTAGAGCACGTGTATTGGCTGATATTGGATTGGCAAGAGAACGTATCTCTGAAGGCGAACAGAACTACGCAAAGGCATTGCTGGATAATGCTAAGACTGCGAAAGAAATCCAAGACCTTGATAGAAAACGCCTCATCGATGTGATGAAACTGGCGGCAGAAATTCGTATGAATGAAGACGCAAAGACTGAGAAGAAGTTAAACACTGATGCTCAAAAGATAACCTAGGGGGAATAAATGGCTAAGGGAACAGCTACATCTAACAAGATGATGCCAAATATGTCGACATACGGTGGACAAGAGTCGCCTGGATACAAACCGCCAACAGGCAGTGCAGGCGCCAAGGCACACGGGGAATACTCCACTAAGGCCAATCCACTATCCGTACCAGCCAAGGGCTCTTCTATTGGTCCTGGATACGGCAATTCAGATCGCATGAAAGCGATGAGTGCAAAGAATGCACAAGCGGCTAAAGAGAATCTACGAGGCCAGCCGTGCTAACGATTGGCAAGCCTGTAGTAGCGGATGCACCACCAATGGGACCAACCATTGGCCAGTCGCATTTGTTGCAGCGTGAGCATCTTGTAAGCGGGCATGTAGCGCGTATGGAGAAGATTCTCCAGGCCAACAACCATAAATCCAAGTACTGGGTGATGGGAACTGCTAAGTGCAAGCGTAAGAACGGCAGAACGCGTATTACGCCACATTTACAAGTCTGGGATGAGATTCCTCCTGTGACTAAAGAATCCTATCTCTACGAGATAGACAATGCAGCTGGAACGCAAACCCTGCTCTGGGTGATGCATCCAAACAATAAGTTGGCGTTGCCAACGCTAGATAAGAAATTAAGCGTCGCCGGTTAATCGGGCGTGAAACTTGCCGCCTAAGTGAGGGCGAAAAACGGGAGTTATATGGACGAACAAGTGATTGAACAAGACGAGCTTGAAGCTGTCTCCGAGCAACAAGACGTCGAGTCTGTGGATGAGCAAGACGGCCAGAAAATGGTACCGCTTGCTGCGATGATAGCGACTAGAAAGAAATGGCAAGATGCAGAGCTACGTGCTGCAAAAGCAGAAGCAGCTCAACAAGCATATCAAGACCAGATGAATCGTGCATCGCAAGCACCGGTTGAGGAAGAAGACCCGCGCGCAATCGTGGAGAAGCAACACCTCAATGAATCGAATGCGATGACCAAGCGAGACATTCTAGAGACTGTCTATCAAGAAAACCATCCAGAGGCTGTTCAGCTGATCAACAAGCATTTGAAAGCAATTCTAGAGAAGAAACCTTGGTTGGCTGCTTCGGTAGACATGGCTCAGAACCGGTATGCGCGTGCGCACGAGATTGTGAATGATTATCTACACCTAGTGGAAGAAAAGCCCGTGGTGAAGACTCCTACACAAGACGGACGCAGAATTATTCAGAATGCCCAAAAGCCACGGTCACCTGCTGAATTTGGCAAGTCCGCTAAGCCCGAAGGCGCTGAGTTTCTCAAGAGCATTCAGGGGAAGAAAGAGTTCCGTGACTATCGACAGAAAGTCCTCCGAGGTGAAGCGTAGAGACATTTTTTTGTCTCTAGTGTCAACACTTTTTTTGACCAGGAGATAACATGGCCGCAGGAACAACCACAACAGTACAGGTAGACCCAGAAGTCAACTTGTTCTTTGATAACATCCTTTTGGATAGGCATCAACCGTACTATGTGCATGGATACTTTGCACAAGAACGCAGAATTCCTCAAAAGAATTCTAAGACTGCGCTATTTCGCAGATTCGATAACTTGGCTGATGCTCTTACTCCGCTTGTAGAAGGTGTTACACCATCTGCAGAACAAGTGAGCAAGTTTGACATTACAGCAGTGGTCTCCCAGTACGGAAAGGTCGTAGAACTATCTGACGACGTGATTATCACTGTACAAGACCAGACAGCCAATGAAGTCGCAGATATGCTCGCACAGAACATGGCAAGCACATACGACAAAATTGTAAGAAATATGTTGGCGGCTACAGCTGCGCAAATAGATTGTTTGAATGGCGTTAACGGGAATGCCATCACAGAGGTGACAACAACTGACTTGGAATTGGCAGTAGATTATCTCGAAGGAAACAACGGGAAGAAGCTGTCGCCTAATCAGGAAGGAACAAACGCCTTTGGAACTGCACCAGTCTGGGCAGCCTATTGGATGATCATTTCAACAGATTTGCGTACAGACTTTAAAAATCTGTCTAACTTCAACCCGACTGCTGACTACCCACGTCAACAATCAGTTTTAGAAAGTGAATTTGGAGCATGTGACGAAGTTCGTCTTGTCAAGACATCTGAAGCCTATAAAGACACTTCAGTAGCTCCTGCGGTCTACTATAACTTCTTGTTTGCTGCAAACGCTTACGGACGCATCACTATCGACGACCAGTCTATGGAGATGATCATTAAGCCTCTTGGAGCAGGTCAAGATCCGTTGAACCAGCGCCAGACTATGGGTTGGAAGGGTCGTCTTGGATGTGTAATTCTAGATGACAGCTGGTGTGTAGCTCTAAGAAGTACTAAAGGTTAAGGGAGGCAGATATGACAGCACCAATCGGCACAATCGCAAACAGATTCACTGGCTTAAGAGAATTTGGCCAAGTGACTGACAGTTACGGTGGATATCTGCAATCAGGAGGCGTTGCCTATTCACTCACTCTACCATTCTTTCCTGACAAGGTTGAGTGGTTTAACTACACCAAGTACGCAACTGCTGCTACCAACATCTCAGGCGTTTGGTTTAGAGACTTCCCTGCTGGTGATGCACTTATCACTGCTATGGGAGCCACTAACCTCGCTGGTGTGCTTGAAGTAACGAACGGCGTTACAAACGCATCACTGCCTGGTGGATTCACAAACGAACATCTAGTGATTAGCGGCTTAACCACTGCTACACCAGGCGTTGTGACGACTACAGCGGCCCACAATCTCAGCAATTTGGACCGCGTTGTAATCACTAAAGTGATTGGAACTGTTGCACCAGAAGTGAATAACAAGACCTTTGTTGTTCAAGTCCTATCGGCAACAACCTTTGCACTTTACGATACGTTTGGTCTGCCTATCGCCATTGTTGGTGCATATGCGTCTAGCGGTCAAGTTACCAAGTCTAATCCAGCACTTGGTGATGTGACTCAGCCTACATCTCCTGCGGTTCCGCATAAAGCAATCATCGATTACCCACCTCTAGTCAAGTTGACTCTTGGAACGGCGATCATGGGCGCAGACAACGACAAAATCTACTTCGTTGCATGGAAGTTCAACAACTATGTGAACTTAGGCGACGTAGCATAATCACATGGAAGCAATGTGTAATCGTTACACATTGCTTCCGCATCTAACCCAAAGGTCAATATGAGCAAGAGAATGGAAACTCATTCAGAAAAAGCTGAAGTAGAGAAGCCTACAGATGTGCCTTTCGACTTCGACACGTTTGAGCTGAAAACGGTTGAAGACTATGCCACCTGGAATCTGCATGCACACCGTGCATTTCGTGAAGCAAAGAAAAGCAATCCTAAGTGTGATCCGCCTGTGCCCGTACGCG